TTTTGCAATCTCTTCACGAGTTTTGTTTAAGAGTATGTCAATTCTTTTAGCCTCTGCAGTATTACCACGAATACCATAGAGTATGGGAGCTAAGACCAATGTTATAAAAATGTTCCAAAATAAGTAAGGTGTTAGTTCCATATTATTTTCCTTTATATAATAGTATATAGTTATTAACCAGTTTTGTCAAGTTTTTTACTTTACAACTCTAAAAAATTAAACCATCCTGTAATAATATATTTTTCTTGGTTCTCAGATATTTGTCCTCTATGAGTGTGAGTCCACCCTGCAGGAAAAATAATTGTTGAACCTTTTTTAGCTTTTGTAATATAATCTTGATATAAAAATTCTGTTCCTCCATTTTCAACATCATTAAGATAAGTGCTAAAAACTAAGTGTCTGTTTATAACAGTAGGAAAACCATCGTTTTCCATGTGCCATTTGTAAAAACCCCACCCTTTGTCGTAATATTGTATTTTAGTATAATGGTCGATACCATAAAATTCTACCTCATTAGCAAATTTATATTTTGAAGCATATTGTTCTAAACATTTTAACAATTCATCTCTATATAAAAAATTTTTTAAATCTTCTGGGGTTATCATTACTTCTAATGATTTTTTATGTTTTATATCTACCCTATTATCACCTACTGTACCATCTTCTGCGTTAGCTTTATTACTGTTCCAATGCTCTATTAGTTCATCAACAGCTTTGTCATTTATTTGATACTCTTCTATAAAGTTCATTGTTTAAAGTAAGCTGGTAATCCAAGCATAGGTCTAGCGTCGTATTTATTTTGTTCAGCATCTTTACTACTTGAATCATTGTAATGTAAAAAAACTTGTCCACAGTTTTCACCTGTAAAAGGTTCTCTCCAATGTTCTAAATCACAACCACGATAAATTAACATATCTCCCGGTTTTAAATTTACTTCAATATCAGGTTCTAAATATATTAACCATTCATCTCCACCTAGATTCATAGTAGTAGATATTTCACATGAATATCTATCTTTATGTCTTTTTAACTCATCGCCCTTTTTATAGATTCTTGCATAAGAATAAGTTTCAATTAGTTTTACTCCTGATTCTTTTTCCATAATAGGTTTAACTTTTTGTAATAAAGTTTCCATCACTATATCTGCATAGTGTGAATATGTTTGAGGTACCTGTGTATCATTCCAAACTCCAAAGTAGTCAGTAAACTGTGAGATATATCTTTCATCAAACAAATATCTCGCTACTGCTCTTTTATTTAAAAAGTATTGATAACAAAAATCTGCTAGTTCTTTTGATATTGCACCTTTAATTACTTGATATTTATTTTTTTTAAAACTCATTTACAACTCCTATTGAAAGTTTGCAACCATGACTATTCTTTTATCATATATGTCAGGAGATTCTTGATAATGTGCCAACTTACCGTCAAACATAATTACATTATCTTCTTTTGTATTTGAATAAAATTTTTGTTTATCTTCTCTTAAAACTATTGTTCTACCTTTTGTAAATTCATTTAAATAAACTATAACAACTTTATGTGGTAAGTTTAAATCCGTGTGAGGTATGCTTTCTTTAATCTTACTATGTAATGTTAAGTTTATGTTCATCCGATACATAACTTCAAAACTTATATTATTGTAATCTAGTATTTCTTTAAGTATAAAATAACATTTTTCAAAATAAGGAGAAGTACTTACAGGTATAGCAGGAACTTTGTTACCTTCTATTTCATGCACTTGCCTACTTAAAAGATTATGACTAAAAAAACTCAAATCTTTATTTTTAGAGTTTGTTGTTTTGTCAAGATAAAACCAATGAAGATAAGGACCTAATACTAATTCTTTTAAATTTTTATATTCTTTAGTTATAGGATTTTTTAAATAAGTAATCATTTATACGGATATCCTAAATTCCAACATACTAAAGAATGTCTTGTTCCTTTTGTTACTGGTTTAACTCTATGCCAAACAAAAGAAGGAAAAACTATTACACTACCTTTTTGTCTTACTTCTTCACATATTCTTGGTTGTGAACCTTCGTCTGTATTTCTAAAATCAAACTCTAAATCTCCACCTTCGTATTCATCGGGATTAGTTAAAGATACAGTCATACTAAGTTTTCTTAACTTACCGTGCCTATTTAAGTTTTCAGGTTCGTTATAAGGTTCTTCGTATGAATCACAATGCCAATCATAAAACTGTCCTTTTTTATACTCGGTAAACTGACAAGGCTCTGACCAGTCCCATTCAAAATTCCATTCTGCACTTGCATTTGCTTGATGTATGTAAGGTTGTATTTCGTTATATATCCACCTATCATGCATCCATACAACATCTGACTTTCTTTTTTTTTGAATGTTTTTTAATTGTACTTCTGTAAGTTCGTTTTTATTATTGCTTCCTGTAGTAGCTATCTCTTTATCTTGTTCTTTACCATAGCGTACTATATCGTCACATATTCTTTCTGGTATAGCAGATTTAAAATACCAATAATACCATTTAAGATTCATACTCTTTTCCTATGTTTTTATATTTTTTTATAACAGAAGGAAGTAAAAAATCTTCTATTGGGTATGGTTTCTTTTCTATTTTATCTGTTCTTATTGTATGTAAATCTACATCACCAAAAATAGAATCATCATACTGCACACCTTGTATTTCAAATTGTTTTAGGTTTGTATAAGTATGTTCAAACTTAGGTATATTAAAAAAATCATAAATACTATTAACTGTACTTTGTGGGTTAGCAATTAACTGGTCGTATGTAATAAATAAATGTTCATAATTTTTTTGTATTAAATTAATTTGTTTAATAACATTTCCTAAAACACCTGTTTCTGGATTCATAAAATAATCTGAATCTATTTCAATATTTTCTTTTTTAACTTTAAATGCTTTTAATAACGAAGCTAAACATTCTAGTGGGTTTCTGTACAAAATTAAAAATTTAATTTTTTTATCAAAATACTTTTCTAATAATTCAAGGTTTCCGTCTGAACCCCAATTACACCTATTAATAACATATTTTGTTTTAAATGTTTCAGAATAAGTATAAAAAGTTTTTCTAATAACATTGTCTAAAGACTCATTATGAGGAAAATTTTGCTGTTGAGTAATTTCTTCATTAGTTTTTATTAAGTCAAGTTGATAAATAATTTCAGTAAGAGGACTATTAGCTGTAAAAGTTATATCTTTATTTTGATTTAAAATACTACCAAGTAAAGTATTACCAGAACGCTGTAAGCTTATACAAAAATATAATTCCATTAATAAGCTAAATTAAATCCAGTCGCCGTCTTTTTTTAATTCATATACTTTTTTTAAACTCCAAACACTTGATGCAGCAAAATTACCAAACGGGTCATTAACAGCAACAAATCCTGAACCACCAGCACCACGACCTCGAGAAGTAGAAGAAGGACCATAAGCACCACCTCCGCCACCGCCACCTCTATTAACAGCACCTGCAGTTGCTTCTAAATGAGGGCTAGAACCACTTCCATATCCTGTCCCACCAGTTCCTCCGGGACCGGGAGCACCTCCTTCGTTATCTGGAGCTGTAAGAGTGCTATCACCTGCTGCTCCTCCACCACCGTCTGCATAAGCTAC